GCATGTTCATTAACAAGGTTTGCTATGTTACCCATCTCAGAACTTTGTGTAATTAAGTCAGCAACACCACCTTCAGATGCAACCTTACCAAATTTACCTATAGCTTTACCTTTACCAGTAGATAAAAACTTTACAACTTTACCACTAGGTTTTGCTAATCCTAATGCTTTACCAAATCTACCACCGTAAGTACCTAGTTTAGCAGCTTTAGCTCCTGTACCTATTGCACTACCAGCTCCAGCTGTAGCCCAAGAAAGTAGACCAAACTCCACTAAACCTCTTGTAAGTCTACCTAGACCAGATCTATTTTGTGGTGTAAGATGGTCAGGTATAATATCTGTTTTACTAGAATAGTCTTTATGAAATATATTGGTAGAAGGGTCTTGTAAATCTTGTGATCCATATAAAGTAGATATACCAGTTTGTATTGTATCACCACTTAATTTAAGAATACTACCAACACTTTCAACAGCATCTATACCGCCACCTACTACAGCAGAAGCTACTTCTCCTACAGCTTGTATTGGATTGTTTGCTATAAAACCTTGTTCTTTGCTTTCATCTACACCTTGTTGTTTAAGCATTTCAGCTTGCTGTTCTTCAACTGATACTGCCTCTCTTGCCTGTTCTGCATATGCTTCCCAGTTAGTTTGATCGTGTACTAGATCGTTATGACCTTGTAGTACCGATTCGTCTGAGTTTTGAATTAAGTTATCACTCATTGATCTTTAGCTCCTTTCTAAGAAAATTGTAAAATCTTTGTTTCATTTCTCTTTCAGCAACTACTGCTCTATCATCAAAAGGGTTTATCACAGAAAGAAAACCTAATTCATCTATAGTTTTGCTAAAAGCATATTTATCCTGTTTTTGGAATTTTTGTATTAATGCGTTATAAGGATCATCAAGAGAGTTAGCAACTTTACCTTGGTTAAAGTGTGGAGTTCTAATCATTAACTTAATAGTAGCTAAATCATTAACACTTGGCTTCCAGTTTGTACCATCCCAACTCTTATGGTCATCAGATAAAATTGTTTGACCTGCAATTTTGTTTTCAATTAAAGTCTTATGTTTTTGCCACTTAACATGCTCTGGATTTTGAGTTTGTATTATTTCACCGCTAAAATTAACTTTAATATATTTTTCTGGTTCTAAATTGTTAATAGTTTTTAGCTGAGTGTTTAAATCTTCTACAGTACCTGTACCAGATTCCTTAATATATTTACTTAATGATGTACCTTTTTGTTCTACAGCAGCTATATTCATAGATGGGAAACCATCAGAAAGATTAGATGTATCTCCAGAATAGTAACTGTTTAGTATACCAAACGAAAAATCTTTATCATCCATAATCTTATCAGTTAAACTGTTGTTGGTCATCATACTTTTGTACTGACCCATGTTTTCTTTACCGTTTTTAAACGAGTATGCTACTTTTAGTATAGCCTCATTTTTATTATCGGTAGTTCCTACAGCAGTTACTATTAAGTCATTAATGTATTCACCACGTATTTTTTCTTTTAGTTCTACATTACTATTGTAATCTTCCATACTAATGCCTTTTTCATTTAGTATTTTAACCAAATCAGTCTCATTAATAGGTACATTATACAATGAATTAGCAATATAAGCTGTAGAAATAGCTCCCATTTCATCTATAGCACTTTCTTTTTCCATTGTGCTGTCAGAGTTTAAGGCTGCACGTAAATGTGGGAATCTTTCTTCTAACTCTTTAGCTATGGTTTGTGAGGCTTCATCAAGATCTTCTAATTTAATTAAATCGTCTTTTGTACCACCAGCAGCTAATATTTGAGCATTTACTATTTCGTATTTTGGTCTAGCAAAAGTGTCAAGTTTTTGTACTTGTGTAACCGAAGCACTAAATCCTATAATTTTACCTTTGTCATTTCTAACAGGTTCTAACCCTTGTAAGCTAATTAAATTTTTTTCACTAATAGCATCACCATTATTGTAAGTAATTTCATTAACTAATTTATCTCTAGCTACAATACTATCATTTAATAATAACTGTGCATCTACAATTTTATCTGGGTTTGTGTTTTTAAAACCTTCTGAGGTATCAAAGTAATAAGTAGAATCTCTATTATTTTTATTTGCCTTCATTTCTTGAACCATAAACTTAGCAGCAGCATCTAACGCTTGAGCTTTAGTTGTATACTTTTCAGTAGCCCAAAACTGTTTAGCTATTACTATTAACTCAGATTCAGCATATGCTATTGCATCATCAACACTATTTGTAACAAAGTCACTGTTAGTTTTATTAGCTCCAGCTATATCTTTTAGTTCTTTTGATACACGATCATTAGCAGAAGATAGTGCTTCCTTATAACCTTCTTCATCAAAACCCCAAGCACCTTCAACAAGTATACCGTCTTTTCTAGCCAAGGCTTTAATAGTAGGATGAAGTCTGTTATACTCGTCTCTAGTAATTTCTTGTTTTACAACTTTAATTTGGTTGTAATATTTTAATGATGCTTTTTCTGTTAACTGTATAGGATCCCATTCTCGTGCTGTTTCAATCAATGTATCGTAATTATCTAAACTTTGAAGATCAGGATTTGCAGCAAGAAACTCATCAATTCCATCTTTGTAATCTTCTAATGAAAAATCTACGTTAGGTGTAGATGGGTTGTTATCATGATCTATACCATTACGATATTTATTTTTTAAATCATTTATACCATCATTAAATCTACGTTTACCTATTGTTTGAAAAGCTGCTGCTTTATCAGAGTCTATTTTTTCTGCATCAGCTATAATTTTATCAATATCAAAATCACCTACAAAATGATCTCTTAACAACTTTTCACCTTGTCCTGGCAGATTAAATTTCTTATACTCTAGATATTGTTTAATTTCATTTCTAGTGTCAGCATCAGCATTTGTTATCCATTGGGTTAAGTCTTTAATTATCTGTTCTCTGTTAGCAAGATTGCTACCAGCAGAACCTCTCATTTCATGACTAAGTGACCCTAGGTTTAACATTTCTTGTATTACATCCCCAGCATCTTTTACTGGCCCATCTAATACATTTTCTGGCAATGAGTAATCTAGAGTTTCATCAAACTCAAAACCTGAAGCTGTAGAAAATAATCTAGTTCTTCTATCTAAAATCTCCTCATCACCAATTATTCTCTTATCTCTTTGATACTCTTCTTCTCTATAGTCATCTGTTGTTTTTGTAACACTCTTAGTTAGGTAACGATAGACTACACTATCAGCTGCTCCAAATGGGTTGTTATTTGCAATATATTGATTTTCTATATAACTTTCAATATAACCTTTAATTTTAGGATCAGTTAGTTTGTTATAATCTTTTATCATAACTTCTCCACCACCTAAACTTTCTGGTAGTGGTATTATCTCTTCACTAGATTTTAACTCTGCTTCTAAATGAGGTTTGTAACCTAATGCAGCTTCATTAAAATGCCCTTTCATGTAACCGTAAGCTACATTAGAACCAAGTTTTCTTATGTTTAAGGCTTGATACTTTTGTGTTAGGTTAAGTCTATATTCTTCTTCTAAAAATGTTTTACTTGCTTCGATAGCTTTACGTTTTTGTTCTTCTATCTTTTTTTCAATTTCATCAAGTTGCTCTTCTTGCAAAGCTATTTTAGCAATAGCCTCTTCATCACCTGCGTTAACTCTACGAGCTAGGTCTATACCTTCTTCACGTTTAGCATCAATATATGATTTACCTAATTGTTCGGCTGATGTTTTCATCAAGTCGTTTAGATAATTACTAAATTGACCTAACTGTTTTATTTGAAATTGATCGTTTGCTGAAAGGACTTGATCTTGTCTTTGTAACTCAGTAAGTTGTCCAGCAGCTTGCCGTTGGAAGTTGTTAACATCTTGAGCTCTTTGTGAATCTAGTTGTTTTGCTTTTCTGCTAATGTCCGTAGACACATCAACTACCGCTCTATTTTTAAAGTTAACAGCTTTTGTACTGGGTGTGTATGCCATTATACTATGTATGATTGAGTAAGATTAGAACTATTATTACTAAAGAAATTATCTTTAAAATAATTTTCACCACCTAATGTTCCAGCTGTACCTATTGCAGTACTTATACCGCCAAGGATTGGGCCAAGTGGAGATGGTTTAGGAGGTGCTTTCTGTTCTACTGGTCGTATTGTTTTAAAGGATGCGGATGGAGCAACTGATGCAGTCGTTGTGATAGCATTAAATGCAGATACATTTGAAGAGTACTGATCTAAGTCTATACCAAATTGTTTTATACCGTATGCTCTAGTAGCATCATATACTGTAGCATCCAGTTGTGCTTGTTCAAACCCAAACTCTCTTTCGGCTTGATCTAATGTTAGCATCATGGATTGTCCAGATTGTTGTCCACTGGCCAATATTGTTCCTTGAGCTTGTATCGCTTTTGCTAAATTAGTTTGACTCTCAAACATAGTTTTGTTTACTTTTTCACGTAACTCTGCTTGAGCAGCCTCAGAAGCTCTGTTAGCTTCTATTTGGTTAATGTTCTTTTTATTATAGTATGCCGATCTAGCTGCTGCGTCAGCTTGTAACTGTGCGGTAAATACTTCACCTTTGCGTTGGTCGTTGAAGGCTGATATTGTTATATCATTTATGTACTTTTGTCTTGCCATTGCATTAGAACGGTTGACAGCATCGACTCTTGCTCGATGTGCCCTGTTCTGTTCAGCAATACCAGTTACAGCTTGAGCACCACCTACAGCTATACCTATCGCTAGGGGGTTGCACATGGTTTAATAAATTGTATTAAGGGGACTCCATTGTAAACATGATATTTGATAAAGGTAAATCCTAAAAGTTTTAGTAGTTTTATGTGTGATTCATTCCGCATATCTGCTTGATTGAATAAATAAGGATTGAGTAAACTGTTTACCCAGCGTTTAGCTTCCCGCACAAATGTGTGTGGATATTCTGTACTAGCATCAGTACATAGCATCCATATTACATTCTGTGGAGTCACTCCTGCCACTCCAGCAGCCTTGCCGTTGGGAACCTTAAAATATACAGAATATGCTGAATTATAAAAAGATTCAATTATAGAAGCCTCTGCACATAAACCAGAAGTCTCCTCTGTCTCACGTCTATCTTCATAACGTAAGTTCAGACCTACACTTAGAGCTAACTCTGGTGTGCAAGTCTGAATATACTTACCTTCGTACATGTCGTCTGTTATGGTAAATGCCGTCCCAGCTTCCTGAGATTATGGCGGTAGAAAAAGGGTCAGGTATTTGTATTTGTAGGGTATATTTTTCGTTCTTACGTTGTATAGGTACTCTTACACTTCGAGCTAACTCTGCAGGAGGCTTATCAAATACAGAAGAATTAGATAATATACCAGACTCAAATTGTACATAATCGTCTACGTCCTTAGTAACATTACCATTAGCATCTACAAATGAGTATGGAGATGTTAGATGAAACTCTACAGGGCCACCTACACCCATTTCAAAGTTAATACCATTTATACGTAAATCTCCATCTACATCATAGACGTTTTGACCTACGTTTAAATAGTATGTAGGTAATTCAATAATACTTGTATACTTATATCCTACAGCAACCTTGGCTGCACTATGTAAATTAATACCATTGAATGTCACACTGTTAGTTCCTACAGCGTCAGCTGTTCTTACAACGCCAGCTATAGAGTTACCATCGCTATCATTACCAGACAAACCAACCATAACTAAGTTTGTAGTATTAGCAGGTGTATATGGTATTGTTAGTACAGTTTTTTCTGGAGCTGTAGTTGTTTGAGCTGACCCAGCCACATTTGTAGCTATAGTCATCATATCTAAATGTGCCTCAAACTGTCTCGCAGTTTTAAGTGCAGAACCTACATCACTAGCAGAACCACCTAATACATATGATCTAGTGCTGTCTGCATCTGTAACATACTCGTATCTACATAGTTTATATGAGTTATCATGTAGTGTAACTGCAAAAAAACTACCACCTGTGTACAGTGTATGCTGTGCTGTACCTGTTAATGTCCAGCTATACCACGCTGATTGTTCACGTTTGTTACCTGCATTGTAGTATTTATAATGATATACTGCACTATCTCCTTTCTTACTATAGCTAACAATACCTATAGCTGTAGAATTAGCAGATTTAGTTATATCTTTAGGTAAAAATTCTGGTACAACTCTTGTTTGTTCTACAATCTGTGGAGGTGTATCATCATCTATAATTGTAGCTTCAAATGCTCTAGCATATGCTGCTACGTTTGATGTAAATAGTATAGATGTACCTAGATCTACAGGTTGTATGGAGGAGTCACACTCGTAACTAGCTACCTTTTTTAACCTAGCAGTTTTAGGACTAAATATATCTGACTCTGTAAATAGTAAGAATTGACCATTATCACTAAACATCATCAAACCTTTTTGTATTGGTAAGACGTGGTTAATAAATGCTGGCTTGACATCAGATACTGTAATATCTATAGGGTTGTCATCACTGAAAGATATAGCAGATACTATAAAAAAGTTAAAATAGCTTCCTGGCTGGCTCAGTATTATATTCTCTCCAGAAACAAAACCTAATCTATTTCTGTGAAAAAACATTTCCTGTATTTTGTGACCAGTAAACGTAGGATAAGGATTAGATACGTCATCACCTACATCTCTATCTTTCCAATAGTTATCATTATTAGCAGCGTTTGCAGTAGCTTCATCTAGCTTAACAAAACTAAATGTACCATTACGGTTGTTTATCAAAGCATGTGGCATTGTTGCAGCATCAAAGCCTTTCAACATTGGGTCATTACCAGAACCATCAAAGTTGTGAGGTCGTACAGTTTCTTCGTAACTACCTGCTCCAGACGTACCGTTGTTAGCTTCAAACTTTACATAATAATCGTCTGTTTCTAAGTCAGCTGCATTTGATATTTGAGCCACATAACCCTGCTTGTTCATAGCGGGTAATCTACTAATATCCTGTGCTCTTTGACCTATCACACTCATGTTTTCGTTAACAGCACCACCAAGAAAGTTTACACCACTTGCAGATGATCCGTGCATGTATAGACCACTACCAACAACCTCAGCTGTTACGTTAGCTAAAGAACTGTTAACAGAACTTTTTAAACCATTAAGAATAGTAGCCATAGATATAGCACCATTCTCTGGATTTTTAGGTGTCTTGTGGTAGGCTATACCAGATACATCTTGGTATGTTGTAACTGGTTCAACAGCTTCTACGGATACACGATAGACAATACCCTCTATGGTAACATCTATAAATAAACTTTCAGCTGTAGACTTGTTTGTAGTTTTAATTAAACCACCGTCTCGTAATGTGACTGTAGCTGTATAACGTATGTCGTAGTCTTGAGTGTAACCTAGGAAGTCAGAACTTGATGTACTGTTACCATTAAAGTTTGCTATGTTATTAGCAATATAACTATTACCGTTTACTTGTAAAGTACCTTCAATATTTTCTGTAATATTTGTACCACCTACTTGAGCACCACTTGTATTAACTGCACTACCTCCAGAGAATGACCAAGTTAGTGTACCAGATTTCTGCTGGTTTTCGTTTGTGTCATTCCATGTTGGGCCTTCTGCAGTATTACCGTTCATCCTGTCTACCTTTACAGAAGTAACCCTGTAAAATGTATTGGGTGTGGGAGCTGTACCAGTATATAAAATATATTCAGTATTGTAAGCAACAGTATCCAGCCTAGCAAATGAGTAATCTCCATTGTTGATTGGTGCGTCTGTAGTTGCTGTAGATTTACCTACAACTTTATTTGGGTTAGCTATTATAGTATAGTCTTGGATTGTGGTAACTGCATAGGGTGATGTAGCTCCAGCTAAATAACTAAATAAAGAATCTCCGCTAGAATTTGTCAGAGATTTTTCAGTGCCATCTGCTAGATCCCATACTCGTATAGGCATGCTACCACTGTTAGATGGAGTGATTTGTATAATGTACTTTTCATCACCATCTCTAATTATGTCATACCAATGACCACTTGTATTTGCATTGGTAAGTGTTCCTACAAACTCTGCAGGAGGACGTTTCTTTAAACCAAATGTAACGTCTGGGACAGCGTTATCACATACTCTTAACTGTCCTGGAAATTTAATTTTATCTGGCTGTTGAGATACACCTCCTAGAAAGTTAGGAATACGTTGGTTGATTGCTGCCATTACATTCTTCTTAGTACTTTAAATGGTCTGTATACGGTGTTAGCATCTTGCTGATATTGGAAGTCACTGAAAATATTATGGTCAGCTTGTTTCATCTCATACTCCACCGCTAAGGCTCTTGCAGCAGCTTCGTCTGTTTCTAATAACTTAGCAGATGGCTGACTGTTTACCATACGGTTAGAGGCGATTCTGGATGCTCTGATGGTAATATAATCTTTAAATGCTTGTGGTAGATCTTCAAAATCTAACATCCATATAATATCAAAATATAATTTACTACAATTTTCAAAGGTAAAGGTATGGTTCTTTTTATCATATACCTTCATTACACCATTGTCACTACGTCTAACTATATCATAATCTTTACCGTGTTCAAAGATATTTAGGTCTAGTTGTAGGACATTGTTTGGTATGATACACTGGTTGTTTGTATCGAGGTCTATAGGATACTGGTTCTCTGTGTTGTATGACCATCCCTCAGCTTGTATCTCACGGCAGACTTGCCTTAGAGTCTTTTGTGCTATAGCCACTTCGGGGCTTTGCACCGTTAATGTATTAACTGGGGTTTCTCCAACGCTCATCAGGATTGAATTTACAGCATCTAGTTCGGTAGACACTCCGTAAGATATTTGTGCCATATAAAAAAGGGGGGCGTGTGCCCCCGTATAAATGTATATATTATGAGAAAGCTGCTGGCTTTGTAGTTGTTCCTGCGAACAATTCTACACAAGCTGCTGGGTTCACATAATCTGCTCCCATAGCCATGCGTCCTAGGATGACATCGCCTTGGTAAACAACAGAAACATCTCCAGAAGTTACTTGAACTTGTGGGCCGATTGTTTCTACTACACCTGCAGCTTCTCTCTGGAAGATTAGTCCGCATGTGTTTGCAAAGTTAGAGGCAGCACCGTAGTTTTGGCGTGGGCCATAGTTGTTACCTGTAACTGTTGTAGCTGTTTCGATACCTTCAGATACGAATGAACCTGTATTTCCAGGATCTACTGTATCAAGGTCAGTTGCAGCTGAAGCACCACTTGAAGGTGCATACTTAGTACCGTACTTAGAGAAGAATGGTACGTTCATTGATTTGTAGATTTGAATACCTGCAATTTCAATTACTCCGTTACCAGACTGAAGTGCTGTACCTTGTACGTCTCTGTTGATTAGACCGTTTGAACCAGCACCTTGTATAAGTGCGTGGTACTGTCTAGGGTTAAGTACGGCAACCCGACCATCATCAGAAACTCCTTTTTCGTCAAGAGCTGCAGCAGCATCATAAAATGCTGTTACGAGCTTCCCATCATCAAGAGCGTCATCAGCGTTAGAACCAGCTCCCACTTGGATTTGTGTACCACCTGGCTCAACGAAGTTGGTTAGTGATACTGGGGATGCCTGTCTAGCACCTTTAGCAATAGCTCTAAAAATTAATCTGTCATACTTCTGTGCAAGAGCATAACCGATCTTCTTAGAAATTTCTCCTCTCAATTCATAGTGTGCTAGTGTTTCATCTAGCTCATATACAAAAGCCGAGCTTATTAATAGGTCGTCTACTGTTATGGTTTTTTCTGCTACTGGAGGAGTTTTGTCAGAGTTTCCTAATATACTGTTTCCAGGAGTGTGGTATTCCGCACTTGTACGTCCAGTATAGATAAACTGTAAACTCTTACCGTTGGTGAGTGTACGCTTCATAACGAGATCTCTTGCGATTGTCTCTCTTTGGAAGCCAGTAAACATCTCACCGCTGAACAACTTTAAATATAAATCTCTGTTGTTAGTTGCGTTTGTCGCTGTGTTAATCCTACCCAGAAAGGTTTGTGAAGCAGGATTGTTTGTTGACTGTTGTGCCATTATTTTGTAGGGTTATATGTATCGTCTCTAGATCTAGAATTATAGGAATCTTAATTGTTTCAGCTAAGACTCAAACTGTTTGTGGTCTATCCCACCGTCTAGACGGCATAAGGTGTCCTCCTTAGAGGGCTCATACCAAATGTAGAGGGAGGCATTGCACCTCCCATGTCGCTTAACGAACTACTTTATGAAAATGTAAATTTGGACGTTTCTCAGTCATGTGCGTTTTAATGTGGCTTAATTCTAAAGCACCCATTATAAGAGCTAGACCGATTATACCGAACCAAATTGCTCGATCATTCATTTGATAATTTTGGTGTAAGCAACGCCACGATATACGTAAGTTACTGTCATGGTAAACTCCCATATACCAAAGCCCCGTTCCATGCTTTGGTGTCATGCGTCCCGAAGGATGAACGGAC